GGGAGATTATCTAAAATCTTATAATACTTGGGATAAAGAGGAGGATTTGAAATGAAAAAGATTAGTAAAAAAGAAATGGATTGGTTTGATAAAGAAGGAAATCCTGTAATTGTTCAGGGAAAAGCATTAAGAGATATTGGAAAAGATGAAGAACTTATAAGTTATGGTAAAATTTGGAATGTGGAGGATTTGAAATGATAAAATGTGAGGTTTGCGGCTGTGTCTGCTCTTGGAGAGAAGACAAATACATCTGCCCTAACTGCGGATGGAAAAGCCCAATAAGGAAATTATAATGGGATTTGGATGGTTTTTAGTTTCTTTAGCTTTTATCTGGTGGGCCATTTATGAACATGAAAAAGAATATCATAGAAAGGCTAATTAGACTTATTCTTGGAGATGTAATATAGACACCTACGTTTCCTGTGGAAAAGAAAGAAAGAACCAAAGAAAGAAAAAACGTGTGTAGTGTGTATAGTAGTAGTAACATACCTCAGAATAAGACAAAGATAAGAAATCAGCCTGCTTTATATACTTTATTCTATTCTAATATATATATTGCAGTATACAAGTGTATAAATAGTATTCATATATAATATGTGTATGAAAATTAGAACTAATGTTAGTGTAGAAGAAGTTATTTTAGATCAAGCTAGGAAAGAGAATTTAAATGTTTCTGGATTATTAGAAGAAGCACTAAGAAACAAGTTAAGAATCGTAGAAATAGAGATTAAAGAGCCTTTAAAGTGTGAGTTCTGTGGCATAGAAGGAAAGCCAGAGACAAGAGAAACAACAAGCCAGAGTTCAAATGGCTTAACTTTCTTATATCCTGATGAGAGATGGATTTGCAATTCTTGTTTAGGAAGAAGGTATATGAAAGGTTTTGAAATTGAAGATTATGAAGAAATGTTGCAGATTTGCAGAGAGTTTTGGAGAAGTCCTCAGGGAAAAGAAGCAATTAAAAACTCTATGTTAAGGGAAATAGAACATGAAGATAAAACTTGAATTGAAAGATTTGAAGAAGCTTAGAGATAAGGGAAAGCAGATTATGGAGGAAGTTGAGAAAGACATATTGATTTGGTCTGCTATTGTTAAGGAAGCTGAGAAGCAGATTGCCAAGCTTCCTCAGGAGCAGCAAACCAAGCCTGTTGGAGTTGGGTAATTTTCGTTACTCTAATTTAATGCGAACATTTAAATACTTAAATCACCTAAACTCGCTGTTTTAGTTCCAGCGAGTTTAGCTAATTGCGCATTTCAGTTCTGTTAAATTAGAGTAAAAGAAGCCTAAACCATGCAATTTCATATGCAATTTCCTTGTGGGAAATTGCAATCGGATTGAAATTGCATGGCAAGAAAGAGGTTTTGTAAGTGTGTAGAGAGATAATAGTTATTCGTTATACCGAATAACTCGAAGCGACGTTCGAGCTAAAAGTAACACAAAAGCGCTTAGCCTCTCAGCCAAATTTTAGAAAATGAAACTTAAACTCGACAAATGGCAAGAAGACTTCCTCAATACAAAAGGAGACAAAATCCTCTGCACAGGAAGGCAAGTCGGTAAGTCTCTAGTCTGTGCTATGGATGCAGGAGAGTGGGCTTCCAAGAATAAAGGAAACATCTTAATGATAGCTCCTACAGAAAGACAAGCCAGAGCCTTATATCAGAAAACACTCGATTATCTTATAGACAATTATCCAAAGCTTATAAAGAAAGGCAAAGACAAGCCGACTAAAGAGCGAATTATTCTGACAAATGGAATAACTATATACTGCCTTCCAACAGGTTTATATGGCATAGGCATCAGGTTTCTAACAGTTCATAGACTTTACGTAGATGAAGCTTCTCAAGTTCCAGAAGAAGTATGGACAGCAGTAACTCCTATGCTCTTAACAACAGGCGGAGACCAAATCTACTTGTCTACGCCTCATGGAGCTAAAGGAGAGTTTCATAGATGCTGGGTAAACAAAGACGATGCATACAACTCATTTACTAGATTTTCAACAACAAGTGAGGTAGTTATCAGGGAAAGGCCGATATGCTCTACGTGGACTTTAAAACAGCAGCAGAAGGCATTGCAGAAATTAGAGCAAGCTAAGACAAGAATGAGCAGAAGAGAGTATGCTCAGGAGTATTTAGGAGAGTTCATAGAGGACTTAATGAGGTATTTCCCAGACGAACTTATCTTAACTTCCTGTGTTTTAGAGAAAGAAGCATACCAAACAGTGGAAAAAGACTTCTATTTAGGCGTAGACATAGCAAGAATGGGAGATGATGAGAGTTCTTTCGAAGTTTTAGAGAAAATAGGGGATAATTTGCTTCATAGAGAGAATATAGTCACTAAAAAGACCTTAACAACGCAAACAGAGGACAAAATCGTATATTTAGACCAAAAGTTCGATTTTAAGAAGATATACATAGATGCAGGCTCAGGGAGCTTAGGAGTTGGCATATTTGACCATTTATTGAGATTAGACCAGACTAAGAGGAAAGTAGAAGCTATCAATAACCGCGCAAGAGTGTTAGATAGAGATGAGAAGTCGCATGCAAGATTATTAAAGACTGACTTATATGACAACTTGAGAAGTTTGATGGAAAGAGGAAAGATAAAACTATTGAAAGATGATAACGTAATTGAGAGTCTGCGCTCTATTCAGTATGAGTATGAGATGAGAGAGGGACTGCCTTCGAGATTGAGGATTTTCGGTTCTTATGCTCATATTGCAGAAGGGCTTATAAGAGCTGCATGGTGCATCAAAGAGAAAAGTTTAAATATATGGATAAAGTCTATAAGAGTGAAGTAAGATGGGAAAAGTAAAGATAGGAAAAAAAGAGTTTGATATTTCAGAAGAAGCTGAAGCTCTGATTTTGATGCTTAAAGAATTAATTAGAGACAATCAGAGGGCGAGGAAATAATGGCAACTGCTACAACTATGTGCTTATCAGGGGCGGTTTTGTTGAAAGCTGGAGCTAACGTGAGTTCTGTTCTTACTACTGATGCAAGCAGCCAGATAGAGCAGTTTATCCTGCAGGCTGAAAGTTTTATAAATGTTGTTACGAGAGTTAATTATACTGATGGTTTTGCTGATTTGAATGCAGATGTAAAGAAAATATTGGAAGATGCTGCAAGTTCTTATGCTGCTGTTTCCTGTATTAATTATGATATGTCTGGTTATAGTTCAAGAGCAGAAGCTCAGACTATGCTGGATGTTAATTGGGCTAAATTTAAAGAGTGCATAGACTTGCTGAAAGACAAGAAGCATACAGACTTTATGGATGATGCTTAAAATGCCTTTCAGATCTACTAGACAAAGGGCGTGGATGAGGATTAATAAACCTTCGATGTATAGAAGGTGGAAAAAGAAGTATGGGAGCAAAATAAGGAAAAATGGCTGAAAGAATAGGGCATAACTTTTTAGATACGTCAGAAGCGTCTACTTTGAGCTACGATTTTGTAGACATTGCGAGCGGGCAGGCTATGAAAGTTTTTTATCCTATGACTGCTAATGAAGATACTGACCAGGTTTATATCTTGTCTCCTTCTATTCTTGACAGTCAGACTACTTCTACTGTAGGGACTGATATTACTGAGCAGGTTATGACTATGCACTTTGATAAGGACTTTGACATGATTTTTAATACTCCAAGAACCGTAGAAGGGCAGGCTTTAGTTGTCTTTACTGGAGGAATGGATAAGATTAATGGAGATGATAATGACGTGACTATACAGTGGGTTGCTAAGTTTCAGAAGTATTCAGGGACTACTGAAACTGCAATTGCTCACTTGTCTGGCACTAACTGGGTAGATGAAGTTACTGCTGCAGGTCCTATTAACAAGGAGTTTACGTTTGCTGTTACTTTGCCTAAAACTCATTTTGCTATAAATGATAAGTTAAGGCTTACTATTCAGGGATTAGCTAAGACTAATGCAGCTGCTACAGACGGCAGGTTGGGCATGGCGCATGATCCTTCTAATAGGAATGATGATTATAGGGAGACAGGAGCAGCTAAGATTATTGGAGATGCTTATGATACTAAAATGACGGTTGCAGTGCCGTTCAGGCTGCAGGAGTAAGATGGCTGAGTTAGATATATCAAAAACAACTACAACTGATTTAACTACGAGTGGGGCAGATTATCTCTATTCTGTAGATGCAGCTTTCTTAGACAGCCCAACAGACCAGCCTGAGACTACTTACACTTTTTCTAAAGCTGGTGAGTATTTAGGTTACTATAAGACTATTCCAGAATTGAAGAAAGCTGTAGATGCTCTCGCTATATGGACTGCAGGGAAAGGGTATATAACTGATTCAAATAATATGGCTATTCTTAATTATGTAGATGGATGGGGAGAGGATACGTTTCAGAGCATTATGGAGAACATGCTTATTATGAAGAAGGTTATCGGAGATAGTTTTGCTGAAATTATCAGAGATAAAGAAACAGGAGCTTTAGTTAACTTGAAGCCTTTATCTCCTGAGAACATGAGGATTGTTGTAGGCCCAGATGGAAGGATTAAGAGATATGAACAGATTTCTAAAGTAAAAGGAAACAAGCCGCTTAAATTCAAGCCTGAAGAAATTCTGCATTTATGCAATGATAGAATAGGGGATGAGATACATGGAAATTCTGTTATTGCTGCTTGCAAGTGGGTTATAGACGCTCGTAATGAAGCTATGGCTGACTATAGAAAAGTTCTTCATAGAAACGTTGTGCCTGTTCGCATTATAGAAGTTGATACTGGCAATACTGCAAAGAGAAACGCCTTAATTGCTGAGTATGAAACTGCCATTAATAAGGGTGAAGTTCTGGTTATCCCTAAGGGCACTGTAGAAATTAAAGATACTACTATCACTATTCAGGACCCTACAGGCTGGATTTCTTACCTCGAAAACTTCTTTTATCAGGCTGTAGGGATCCCTAAGATTATCTTGGGAGGCTCTGAAGAGTTTACAGAGGCTTCTTCTAAAGTAGGATATTTGACGTTTGAGCAGGTTTATATGAGGGAGCAGAGAGAATTGGAAGGGGATTTATGGAACCAGTTAGGCATTGAGATTATGTTTGAGAGGCCTGTTTCAATTAAAGAGAACTTAGTTGAAAACGAAGCTGCTAACACTGGGCAGACAAGTTTTCAACCTAAGGAAGCTGAAGTAAACATGGAGAGAGAATAATGGTTACGATAAAGAAAGTTAAAAAAACGAAATCCCAGACAATAGATGAGGAAAAGAAAAAAGAAGAGGAAAAAGCATATGTTCATACAGCTCCAAGACAGACAGAAGAAGAGAAAGCAGCTGGTATAAAGAGGCATGGCGAATTTCTACAGGCGAGAGAGAAGTTAAGGCAGCAGACTGGAATGAGTGAGAGAGAGGCAAATATAGAGATGGCAGGAGTTTTAGAGGAAAAAAGAAAAGAAGGATTAATGCAAGAATTATTAAAAAAGCAGGTTAAAGAATTAGGGCCTTTAGAAAGATTACAAGCAGGTGAAAAGTGGGAAGATATTTTTCCTAATGCTCCTCCTGAAGATTTAAAGCAATTAAATCAAAAAGGACTATTTGGAAAGTATAAAGAATTTTGGGAGCAGAAGAAAAGAGAAGATGTAACAGGAGCAAAAGGAGCAGCAGCGGGGTTAGCAATAGGAGCAGGAATTGCAGCAGCTTCAGTTTTATTAGCAGGTGGAGTTGCAAATACAATAGGAGTGATAGGAAAATTAGGCAAAACTTCTATGTGGCTTCTAGGAATTGTTGGAATTGGCGGCGGCAGTGCAGTAGTAGGAGCTATTACAAGTGGAAAAGTGAAAGAAATAGAAGGTGATATTTCTTCTTTAAGAACTTCTACAAGGGATATCATAACAGATGTAGGAAAAGGAGCGGATGCACTTCAGGCTTTAAATGCTCTTCAATTATCAGAAGATAGAATTATAGAAATGGGCGGAAATCTGCATCTCGCATTAAAAAAAGATATATTTGCACGGCTTAGGAATAAAGGTATAGAAGATTTTATGATTA